GGCGGGTTAAGGATAAACAGCGCCAAACACACGCTGCGGCTTACTCACTGATACAGATCTTTTTGTCATAGTAAGCTCTTACGGTGCTGGGATTTACTTTCTCATTCAATACGCTATCACATTAGTATATTGTAGGAGTCTGTACACCACAGACCCGCTGTTTATCAATTATATCTTGAACAAAATCTTCAAAATCAAATCGCAAATTGTGGCCTCTATCGGCACACTGTCGTTGTAATTTTCCGATTTCATTCTTTCCGGAATGCGCTGCAAAACGCATCGCATTCTCAAATAAATCTTTTTTAATTCGTTTATCTCCTTTATTTTGTTTGCTAATAAATTGTAATTCACGAATAGCTATTTCGATTGGCTTGGGCGCTAATACACACCAATCTAGAGGTACAAATTTCGATTTAAGAAATTGTAACTCCAATAAGTTTTCGAACTTTTGTAAGTTCCCGCTTTTATCTGCGGATGTGGCTATAAAGCCTAATTTTGTTGTAGTTTCAGATACGCTCTGTCGATTGAAATATTTTAGTGTATTACAATCTGCTGATATAATAACATCATCTCCATAAGTCAATAATGCTACATCACGATGGAAATCAGTAAAATCTGGGCTTAGTCCAGCTGATATGCGTCCATTCAAATAACTTGCATATAAAATATACACATTTGTTATTGAATTAAAAACATCAGTCATAGGATTTCCTGACTTATTACCTAATTCTGTTTTCATTAAATTAAATCCAACCAATACGTATGAGTTCTGTAATATATATAATAATCCATGTCTAACTGGACACCTATCACCATAATATTCATCTGTAATTCTCCGATAAAATTCAAATGCTTGTGGTGATACACTTCCATCGTAATTTGTATAATCAACATCAAATCCATACTTGCCTTTACTACGTAAATAGTCAAAAATACTTTTCCAGGCTACCTCATAGTCAATTCCAATTGCACTATGAGTTACAAATCCAGGGTTTTTCCTAATATAATTAAGAAAACTACCAAAATACTTACGCACTAACATAGTATACTCTAACGATGGTTGTTCAAATATACGTGTTTTGCCTTGTTTGACTTTTTCAATTTTCCGTAATTCATCCTTTATAGTTGCTACCCACAATGGGCTGTTCTTAACAATACCCATTTTAAGATTATCTTCCAAATCTGACAATCTTTTAACAAATGTTTGTCCATGTATAGGAATAATAAAAGTTTTTGCTTTCACTGAAAAAGCATAATTAACGTCATCAATCTTATCGAAGAAATCATATTTGCCATTATTAAACCATTTTGATAAGATACCACTAGATGTGCTCATAACTAGTCTGTTCATAGTATCATATCCATTAATAATTTCAAATTCAGTTAATAAGTGCTTATCCCTTTCTTGTGGAAATTGTTGTATATATTGTTGTACACACAATTCATGCATACGAGGTTCAATAACATGTGTATATTTTGGGATACATTTCTGTGCATTGGAATACAGTGCATGAAAATCATCTGTAATTCCCTTATAAGAAGGTGCATATTTATTGGGCCACTCATCATGCTCTAACCACTTTCTTTTGTCTGTCTTGTCGATCAATACAGTATTCAACTTAATACCATTAACACTAACTTCTCCCAAATTCTCAATGGGCGTATTCCAATATTTACTAATTTTTCCATTGCATTGAAAGTTGATTTCTTCTTCTATAGGTAATTCACTAGTTGTAAATGCATTATATGCCTCCATAATATCATCTAATATAAGTGGTGTGGCTCCTGCACGTTTTGTGCCATTTGCCAAAGCCGAATGCATAGCATACAAAGGCTTGGACACGCTATTATTAAAATAGTACGGTCTACCACAATCTCCACTCTTCGTTATACCATCACAAAACGTACTAAGAATCATTGTCATATCATCACCATTTGCTGTGACTAATTCATAACGCATCTTTGTAACTACATCTATATCGTCTTGTTTTTCATTACCTATAATTGTGGCTTCTACATCTTTACCTCTCATCATTTGTATGAATTCAGTACGAGTAGGTATAAATTGACTTATTTTCCCTGCTCCATTTATATTGGCATTAGATAAATAAACCAAACATAAATCACACGATGTTCCTTGGTCATTCTTAATATCTTTAATCATAGATTCATTTATCGCAACTTTTTCCATTCGCAAAGTATCACCACTACTAGTGATCAATTCAACTTCAATATTAACATTCATCCCTGAACTCCTTTTCCTACGCCATGAATCAATAAAATGTCGATTTACTATTATAAACTTACTTTCAAAAGTTAAGCAATACATAGAACACATAATTGATTCATCTTCAATATCTACGATTCGAATGACACGTATATTTCGTCGCAATTTACGCAATTTATCTTCATCATTCTGAAGAACAACACCAACTGGTTTACTCTTATGCCTAGGGGTATTATCATATGCTTGTCCTTGAAAAGCAGCCTTAACACCACCGATGAACATTTGAATAATAGATTTAATCAATTTATAAACACCTACTGCTGCTACTCCTAGCATGCTAACTGTTGCAATTCCAAATACTGCATAGCAAAGACCTTTCCAACATTTTCCCTTATTAATCACTGAGTCTACATCTGGTTCTATCAAATAATACATTTCTTGTGCTGTTAAA